ATGTGTGCTCAAGTATTTCTACATTATAATCATTTAAATGGACCATTTGCTGAGAAAAATAAATTTGACGGAAGGCCATTATTAGGTGTTCCTGCGTTTGTAAAGTAGTATAAATATAACAAAGTGAGGATATTATGACTGAACAAGTAAAACAAGATAAATTAACAATTGATGGTAAAGACTATATTATAAGTGAATTACCATTAGATGTAAGAAACACAATTGTTGCTAGACAAGAAATACAACAATCTAAAGTAAGACACTTGATTGAAATAGAAAAGATTGAAGTATTGACTAATTACTATAACGAAAAGATTAAAAAGGGATTAGAAGAAAAAGATGGCAGCAACAGCGAATCTAAGGATTGATAAAGGAGCAACCTTTTCAAGCGATATAACCGTTACTGGAAGTGACGGAAATGCCTTTGATTTAACAGGTTATACTGCGAGTGCTAAACTGGCTCAAGGCTATACGAGCACTCGTACAAGAATGTCTTTTACAACCACTATCTCCGCAGATGCGACAAAGGGTGTAGTAACTCTTAAACTAACAGCAGATCAAACTAACACACTTGAAGCTCCCGCTAGATATGTCTATGATGTTGAGATATTAAAGACTTCTGATAGTACAGTCACTAGAGTTATTGAAGGAATTATTACAGTTAGTCCATCAGTTACCGTTTAATCTTTAATAAATAGTAATTATAAATATACATTATAAAAGAGAGAGAGTAATGGCTATAATTAGAGCGCAAATAAATTCTAATAATTCTTCAGGTCCTAGACAGGTTTCTGTTACAGTACCTAGCGCCGGTACTTCTTCTACTTTTAAATCGTTAAATGACGTGAATGCCACATCTTTAGAAGATGGTGCCTTAATTCAATATGACTCTGCTACAGATAAATTTATAACAAAAACAACAATAGATACTGCCACAGGAACATTAAAACTAAGCGGCGGCAACTTTTAAAGGAATTAACAAATGGCAACAATTATTCAGATAAAACGATCCTCTGGAAATAGTAAACCCTCAGCACTCGCCCAAGGAGAACTAGCGTATTCATACGGTACAGGTGGTAGTTTTGGTGAACAACTTTTTATAGGAACAGGTGTAGAAACAGACGGCGAAGCAGCCAATATAGATGTAATTGGTGGTAAGTATTTTACAGACAAATTAGATCATGCAATTGGCACACTAACAGCTTCATCGGCAATAATAACAGATTCAAATAACGCAATTGATACACTTAATGTAGGTAATTCTACAACAGTTGGTGGAACAATTAAATTTAATGAAGGAACTAATAACGGTGCTCATTTTGTTGCCTTAAAAGCACCTAACAGTGTTACTTCAGATATTACATATACTTTACCAGGTAGTTTTAGTAATGGTCAGTTTTTAACAACTGACGGTTCTGGTGTTTTAAGTTTTGCTGCTATTCCATCAGGTTCATTTATAATTGCTGCTGATAGTGGTTCAGACGATACATTTACAACTGGCGACACGTTGACATTCGCTGGTGGCACTGGTATTGATACTACTGTAAGTAATGACCAAATTTCTATTGCGATTGATAGTTCAGTTTTAACTAACTCATCAACTCATACTTTAACAAACAAAACTTTTGACGCTAATGGTACAGGTAACTCAATATCAAACATAGAAGTTGCTGATTTTGCTTCTGGTGTTTTAGATACTGATTTAGCTTCAGTATCAGCAAGTGATGATACACTTGCATCTGCGAAAGCGATTAAAGCTTACGTAGATAGTCAAGTTGCTAACCAAATGACTACCATCACAATTGCTGATGATAGTTCAACAACATCTACAATTACTGAATCAGATACATTACAATTCTTAGGTGGAACTGGTATTAGTTCAACTGTATCAGGCGATAGTGTTACATTTGCTATTGATAACACAGTTACAACAAACTCTGGTACTCAAACACTTACAAACAAAACAATTGACTTAGGCAATAATACTTTAACAGGTACAACAGCTGAGTTTAATAGTGCTTTACAAGATGGTTCTTTTGCTACATTAGCTGGCACAGAAACATTAACAAACAAAACAATTAGTAGTGCAAATAACACTATAACAATTACTGAAGCAAACATTTCTGATTTAGGTGCTTATATTACTGCTTCATCTACTAACACTTTAACGAATAAGTCATTTAATTTAGCAAATAATACTTTAACTGGTACTACTGCTGAATTTAATACTGCGTTAACAGATGGTTCTTTTGCTACATTAGCAGGTACAGAAACATTATCAAATAAAACATTAACATCACCAGATATTAATGCTGGTACTATTGATGGTGCTACAATTAATGGTGGTACAATTGGTGCTTCGACTGCTGTTACTGAATTACAAGTAGATAATATTAACATTAATGGTAATAGTATTACCGCTACAAATAGTAATGGTAATCTTTCATTAAGTCCAGATGGTATTGGTACAATAGATGTTAATAGTGCTAAAATTACATCACTAGGAACTCCAACTGCTGGAACAGATGCGGCTACGAAATCATACGTTGATACAATTGCTGCTGCTGGTATTCATTACCACGATCCAGTAAGAGTAGAGTCTCCTTCAAACTTAAACGCAACTTACAGTAACGGTACTGACGGTGTTGGTGCAACATTAACAAACGCTGGTACACAAGTTGCTATTCAAATAGATGGTGTACCTTTAAGTTTAAATGATAGAGTTTTAGTTTACACTCAAACTAACTCTGCTCACAATGGTATCTACTACGTATCAACTGTAGGTAGTGGTGCAAGTAATTGGGTATTAACAAGAACAACTGATGCCGACAGTTATGGTGCTTCTGATCCAGACGCACTTGGTCAAGGTGATGCTTTCTTCGTAAAAGAAGGTAGTACAGGTGCTGGTGAATTATATGTAATGAATACTGAAGGTGCTATTACTTTTGGTACTACAAATATTACATTTACACAGATTGCTGAAACAGCAGTTTATAGTGCTGCTTCTGGCGGTGCCTTAACATTAACTGGTACTGAATTTTCTGCTAACGTAGATGACTCAACAATTGAAATTAGTTCTAACTCTTTACAAGTTAAAGATGCTGGAATTACTTCAACTCAATTGGCAAGTAACGCTGTAACAACAGTTAAAATTACAGATGCTAACGTAACGACTGCTAAAATTGCAGATGGAAATGTTACAAACGCAAAACTTGCTAATTCTACATTTACAATTGCTGGTGGAGATTCCTCTACAGATGCTATAGAATTAGGAGAAACACTAACTATAACAGATGGTGAAGGTATTGACACAAGCATATCAGCAAACACTTTAACGATTGCTGCTGAATTGGCAACAACATCAAATAAAGGTGTTGCTTCATTTAGTTCAGATAACTTTACAGTTACAAGTGGTGCTGTTACAGTTACAAGTATTGACGGCGGAACATTTTAATTAGTCGTCAATTTTAGGAGATTTGATTTATGGCGACTATTATAAAGCTAAAACGAGGTACAACTACTCCAACTACTGGTGATATTACTAGTGGTGAAGTAGCAATAGATACTTCGGCACAAAAACTTTATATTAATGATGATGGTTCAATAAAAGAAATTGGTGGCGGTACAGCTGCTAATTCATTTACAACAATCAATCTAAATGATTCAACTAACGTTGTCGCTGATTCATCAACTGATACTCTTAATTTAGATTCATCTGGTTTAATTTCCATTACAGGTGACGCTACAACTGATACCATTACGGTGGGTACAGTATCGTCAGCGGCAATACCTTTTTTAAAAGCAGATGGCTCTAGTTCAAATATTGATTTACAAACAAGTGGTACAATAGGTCAAGTTATAACAAACTTATATATACCATTTACAATAGCAGACGGAACGGCACAAACAAGTTTAGTCGTAGGGAGTAGTTAATGGCAGTTAAGACACCAGTTAAAGCAACCTTTACAGGTAGTGATGTTACAGGTCTTGCCGAATATCAAGCAGCCGATTTTATTGGTGTTGTTGATGGTGGTACAGGTGCGGTTACATTTACAGCTGGTATATTAAAGGCAGATGGTACAAACGCATTTACAACTGTAACAGCGCCATCAGGTACAATTGTTGGTACAACAGATACTCAAACACTTACAAATAAAACAATTGACGCTTCAAGTAATACAATTACAAATATTGGTGTTTCTTCTTTAACAAGTTCTGGTATCACTATTGTAGATGATAGTTCATCTTCAGCAACTATAACTTTAGGTGAAACATTAAAGATTTCAGGTACATCAAATGAAATTGAAACAGCAGTTTCAGGTGATTCAATTATAATAGGATTACCAAGTAATGTTACAATTGGAAATAACTTAACAGTAACAGGTAATTTAACTGTACAAGGAACAACTACAACAGTTAATTCTACAACAATAGAAATTACAAACTCATTTACTTTTGA